CAGCGTGTCGGTCGTCACCTTGGCGCTGGCGAAGATCGTGAACTCGATCTGGCACTCGTACCGCTCCTGACCTCCCATGTACCGCTGTATCTCGAGATTGCCTAGGGTGTAAACGCAGCACGGGAGAGCGGCGTCCCCCTCGATCCTGTCCACGCCGATCCTGCCGCCGACCGCCGTATAGAAGCTGCCTGCCCACAGCTTGGTCTTGAGCGAGTCCATCATGAGCTCTATTGCGGAGGTGCTTGCCATCAGGTGGTCCCGAAATGACGACTGATCGCCTTGCTGAACACGCTGCTCGCCATCTTCCTATAGGAGTCGAGCGAGGGACGGAGATAAGGTCTCGCGCGGAGCGTCCCGCGCCTGTTTCCATACTCGAGCACGGGAGCGTAGACGACCCGCGAGCCGAAGTTCAGCACGACCGTCTTGTCCTTCCTGCTGATCCTCGCGAATCCATACTTCCATTGACCGAGCTGGTCTGCGATGAATGAGGCGCGGAGCCGTCCCGTGTTGACGGCTGGTGGGAATCCTGGCGCTGACGCGCGGTGGAATCCCTGCGCGCGGAGGTTCCTTCCTCCCCTCCTGCCCTTGCCGATCCTGTAGATCCGTCCCGTGCCAGCCTGCGAGAGCTTCGTGCGCACGAGTCGGGAGATCATCAGGAACGATGCGTTCATGCCCTCGAGGAGCGCCGCGTTCATCGTCGCCTCGACCTTGGCGGTGTCGATGTTGATGTTCGGCTGGTTCGTCATGGAGGTGCCGTCACCGTCGTGTCTGGAGCCACCTCGACCACATCAACGACCGTCATGTTGAGATGCGACGCCGCGCCAGTCGTGCCGAGCTCCGCTGGATTGACGACCCCCCTCACGCGCCACACCGATGTGGTTCCCGTCGCCGCCTCGTAGATCTCATCGTCGATCCTGATGTCGTTCGCACCCTCGATGTAGAGCGTTCCGCTCGTCCTGCTGTTCGCCCTGCCCTCGAACGGATCCTCTGCCTGAGTCGCTGGCTGCATGAACCCTCTCACGGTGAGTATCGGCGTCCCAGGCGAGTATGTCCACAGCCGCGTCCCGTCCGCAGCCGATGTGATCGCGGGACGGAACACATGGAATGTCCTTCCGAACCTCGAGATCAGCGACGCGATGCTCATCTGATCCTCCGATATGTCGAAAGCAGCTCGCGCGCCTCTGCATCGACCTCGGCAGACGACCGAACGGAGTACGAGTACCCGCCGAGCGATTCGGAGGCGAGTCCCGAATCCCGCTTCCGTCCGTTGTAGATGCGGGATGCGATCATCGTGGTCGCCTCCTGAACATCGTACGGGACGGTCGCATACCCAGCGGTGTAGTCCACGAACATGCTGCGGTACTGCTTGAGCTGCGGTCCGAACACGATTCCAGAGTCGAGGTCGATCTGATAGTCGTTGAAGCCTCCGCTCCACGCCCCTAGGTATGCGGTCGATGAAAGCAGGTTGAGTCCCGCCGCCTTGCGGAGATACCGAGACGGCAGGTTGATGAGGGAGCTCGCGCTGAACCCCGTCAGCGTGCTGATGTGCGTGGCGAGCTCCGCCGTGGTGTCGTGGCTGGCGAATGTCACCTGAGTCGATGTCTCCGCGCCCGTGCTCGACACCCTGTACAGGTGGATGTGGTCGGAGTCCACGCTTACGGTGACCATCGCGTCGGACGCGACCGTCGATGACACCGTGAGCGCATTGTCCCACTCGTATCCGACGAACCGAACCACGCTCACGGGATTCTGCTTGAGGACCAGCCGAGGCTGTCCCGTCGTGTCGTGAGTCTCGTAGTAGCGGTTCTCCTTGAACACGCGCGCGCAGTACGACTCGACAGCCTTGCTCGCGCGGTCGATGCAGCGCTCGAGGACGGCATCGTCCGTCGTGGACGCGATGCCGAGCTGAGCCTTGAGGTCCGAGAGCGTGATGAGGCTTGCGGCGTCGACTGCCATTCAGTTCTCCTTCTTCCTCCTCATCGGCTTCGGCTTGACATCGGGCGAGTCGGTGAACAAGGGAGCTGCCGTTGAAAGCAGCTCGATGTATCCGCGCTTGGTCAGGCTAGCCGTGTCCATCCCGCCTAGGGACACCACGGTCCCAGGTCGGAGCTCCCGTCTTCCCCTCAATGGGTCCGCGATGCTGAACGGTCGCTTCACCAGCCAGAGGTCGTCTTGGGGTGTGGGGTCGTCCATGCGTGCCTCCATCGTGCCAAATGGGCGTCTAGGAATCGCTCTAGGGCGGGGGCTGGTCTGGGACGCACGATCACCCCGCCCGAGGCGTCGGACCGCCCTAGCGGTCATCTAGGCAGGCTGCTGGCGGGGCGTCCGTTGTCGATGTAGTCGGGGTGGTACTGGTGCACCGCCTTGAACGCATCGTCTGCCCAAGTGATCACGAGCTGGAGGTGCCCGATCCTCACCCGAGGGCACAGGCACACGCGCCTTCCTGCCTCGCCGAGACGGAGCCAGAATGTGATGTCCTCGTCCACCCGTCCGTCGCCCCATCCTCCCTCCGCGTCGGGCGTGGAGTGGAACAACGGTCTGCGGATGCCCTCGAGGGCGCTGACCCTGATGAGCGTGAGACCGAAGTGACCCGACATCACATCCAATGCGTCGGTGTGGAACGCCTCCAGAGGCACATCGCGGACGAACTTCCCGTCCGCGTCCTTGATCGACGCCAGCGTGTTGCACTTGTCCCGCTGTATCTGGATCGGGCAGAGCGCCGCGATGTCGGGGTTAGCCTCCATCACCTGCCACAGACGCACGATGTCATGCTGGTCGAACACCGAGTCATAGTCGACCGTCAGGATGTACTTCATGCCGTCGCTGACGCACTGCTCGATCATGCGCTCGAGGCATTGACCCCAGAACACGCCAGTCGACCTCGAGCACTCGATGCCGAGCTGCATGCACGCCTCGTGCAGCACCGATGCCGTCGTCGTCCATGTGACGCGGGGAAGGCTCATCACCGCGCGGATGCCCTTCATGGGCAGCGTCGGCACGGGCAGCGGGTACTTCATCGCCTTGATGTGGATGGTTCGGTAGCTCGTGTGCACGAGGTCGACCACCATGAAGCCCGAGTGGTCCAGCGCGGCGCAGATCTTCGTCTTGTTCCAGAACGACTTGAACCGTCCCTCGGCGAGCAGGCTCAGTTCAGCGCCTCCGTCGCCCTTGCCGTACGCCTTGATGTTCGCATCGAGGTCTGGCACCTCGAGCATGATGCTGTCTCGGTCGTTCAGCGACGCGGCGACGCGCTTCAGCTCGTCCACGGCGGCGTCCGTCGTGAGCTCGGCGAGAGAGAATCCGATGTCCTTGGTCTCCGTCATGTGGTCTCCTTGCCACGATGATACCACCAAGCAGACCGCGCGACACCCGAGGATGCCGCGCGGTCGGAGAGGAGGCTTGTATGCCGCTCAGATGTTGGCGATGTTCACCGTGTTGGCGAGCGTCGCGGTCGTCGGAGCGTCCTTGCTGGCGTTGTAGAGGATGTGCGTCTGCTGGATGGCTGCGGTCGCCGCCAGACCGATGGTCGGTCGGATGTACCGCTTGCGTCCGCGCAGGTCGACATTCCACACGCACTTCGCGAGCGTGGTCGCCGCCGTCGCCGTGGAGAAGGTCACGCCCGTCGTGACGGTCGTGAAGGTGCTGTTGTCGTCCGACTCCTCGAGGATGGTGTTGGCTGCCGTGGTGTGCAGACCGCCCGTGGTGTTGGTCGACGCGATGAAGGTGGCGTAGTTGTAGCCGCGGCAGTCGGTCGAGAGAGCGAGCGTGGTCGCCGCCGTTCCGCTGAACGCGATGTTGACATAGGGTTGGGGTCGCATGGGGTTCGATCTCCTTGGATCAGAGGGTCATCTTGATCATCGCGCCAGCCGCAGAGGCGCTGCCGCAGTTCGCGCACACGATGTCGAACCGCTCGCTGCCGCGCACGACGCGCTCGTCCTGCTCGAACGCATTCAGCGCCGAGTCGGAGAACGCGATCGCCGTCGAGCGGCGGTCGCCGAAGTAGACGCCCTGCTGCATGTCGCCGACATACGCGAAGGTCGCGCCAGCGCCGCTCGGTGCAGCCGAAAGCACCTGCGTGAACTCGACGGGGTAGCCGAGGAACGAAGGTCCAGCGATGCCCTTTGCGATCTCGTTCGCCGATGCGCCAGTGGGACTCGATCCCGTCTGGAACATGAGCCGCTCGAAGACGGCGTGGTACACCGACTTGTTGCAGTAGAACTTGATGTTGTTGCGCTGAGCCGCCCAGCCAGGCAGCTTGGCGAGAGCCGCGCTGACCTCGGAGAGCAGGACGCCCGACATCGCTGTGGCAGCGCCGTCGCTGATCTGGTAGGTGGCGTTGGAGAGGACGGTAGACAGACCGACGATGCCGCCGTAGGTCGAGGTACCGTCGCCGTTGAACCCAGCGTCGTCCTCCTTGTAGGCGAAGGCATACGCGATCTCTCCAGCGATGTCGTCGCCGATGTTGATCACGCTGTCCTCGAGGAGCTCGTTGGTCATGGTGGTGAGCGCAAGCAGCTTCTTGGCGACGAGGTTGACCTGATCAAAGGTCTGCTGCGACTCCGTGCCAGCGCGCTCCTCGCCGACGAAGTACGCGGTCAGACCAGCGGCGCGCTTCGGGATGCGGAGCGTGTCGCTCGCCATGGGCCAGACGCGCGCGTTCTTGCGCACGACGCCGTACTGCTCGCGGAGCGTGATGAGCTCGTTCTCGAACTCGTCGGGCACGAGGAAGCCGCCAGCGTTGTTGACAGCCTCGCTGTGACCCTTCGTGATGACGATGCCGTTGTCGGCGCACCACTTCGCGGACTTCTTGTGACCCATCGCGCCGAGGCACCAGCTGCCGAAGCGGAACGCGGTGTCCTTGCTGCGGAGGTGCTTGAGCCGACCGTACACCTTCACGGTGTCCCACGCCTTCGGCTCGGCGCTGACGGTGAACTTGGGGGAATCTGCCGCCGCGCCAGCGAGTGCCGCGCGCACGCTCTTGGTGATCTGGTCTTCGGTCATCTCTGGCTCCTGCGGCTTTGCCGCGTCGGTCATGGGTTCAGCGCCTGGGGCGACGATGTGCACATCGAGCGTCTCGGGATCGACAGCCATGCCGTCCTTGTCGGTGATCATGAAGTCGCCCTCGAGAATGAGCTTCTTCTGCATCACGACTCCCTGCTCGCCCTTCAGCTTCGCCGCGGTCGAAAGCGCGTCCTTGAACTGTTCGATGGTGATGGTCTTCATTTGGATTCTCCGTGCGTCACTTCAGCGAGGTCTGCTTGCAGGCGCTCCGTAGGCAGACCGATCATCCGTAGATCGCACCCCTGCGACGCGCGACTTCCCGCCGCACGATCGCACCGACATCAATCGGCGCATCCTCGGCTCGAGTTGAGCCCGCCCTAGGCAGCTCGACGGTCACGACCGTCCTCTTGGGAACCTCGATCCCGAAGAACTGCTTGACGGCGATGGGAGTCACGATGCCCTTCTTCACCGCCGTGATCAGCGCATCGGGATTCGACTGCAAGGGCGCAAGGCTGATCTCGAGGAGCTTCCACCTGCTGTAAACGGTGTGGACCGAATCGCCGTACTTCTTCTTGTCGATGTCCGTTGCGCGGCGAGTGCCGTTCGGTTCAGCCACATACCCGATGCTCACGCCTCGGACGATCCCCTGCCCGACGAGAGCCGCGGCGACCTCTGGAAAGAACTCGCCCATGTAGCCATCGGGTCGCTTGGCGAACATGAAGTCCCCGATGATGTCGCGCTCGCGCCTTCGGAGACCCGTCGCGCGACCTACTGGCTTGGCGTAGTCGTGGTTCCAGAACAGCACGGGGTTGGAATCGAACTCGCGGCTGTTCATGCCGCTCGGGATCAGCACCTCGCCATCCCTGTCGAGGGTCTCCGCGGTGATGGTCGCGGTGAATCCGCTTGCGGTTCCAGCGATGTCTGCGTTGAGCGTCTTGCGGATCATTGGGTGGGCTCCTGATACGGTCCCTGCTGCGCGAGCAGATCGGCTTCCATCTCCTTGTAGATGGACTCGTAGTCGTCGATGAGCTTCGGCTGCATGGAGCACCTGCAGTTCGGATGCAGCGGCGGTCCATCGACCGCCTCGTAGTCGAGCGTCATCTCGCCGCCGTCCGCTCCCTTCAGCACCTCGCCCTGCTTGAAGAACGGATCGTTGAGACCGACTGACTGTGATCCAAACGCCTCGGCAGCTGCCTCGCAGAACTCGCATGGGTCTGGAGCGAGGAGCCATGTCTTGCCCTCGACCAGACCGCTTGCCTTCCATGCCTCCGATTCAGCCTTCCGCGTCGCACGGTTCGACTCCGTGCGCGCGATCGTCATGGCGCGCGATCGCGTCGCGCGAGCCGCATCTCCCTTCTCGCCAGCCCACTCGCGCACCCTGTCAGCGAGCTGCCCGACGGTCTCGCCCGACTCGATCCCTTCGCCGAGGATCTTGGACACGCGGACCGATGTGTACTGGTTCACGCCCCGCGCGACGCCCCGCGACAGGCGCACGGACTCCGACTTCACATATGCATCGAGGTTCGCCATGTCGGGGTTGAAGTCTGGCACCGCCGTCGCAAGCGCCTTCACCGTGTCCACTCCGAGGCTGATGCCGCGCTGCAGCGACCGCTGCAGGTAGGGACGCATCGCCTCGACCAGCTCACGATCCCACCTCGAGCTCTTCAGCAGCGCCTCGACCTCGAGGGCGAGCTCACGAGACGGCACGGTGGATGCGTTGAGCTTCCTCACGACGGCATCGACCTGCCGCTGGAGAACCTTGTCCACCGCGCGACCGATCTTCACCTCGTCCTTCGTGATGTCATCGAACTCGTCCGCAGCGTCGCCGCGCGTCGCCTTCTCGATGATGCCGTCGTGCGTCCACATCGCCTTCTGCGACACCGAGCCGCACGAACCGCATCCGCAGGACGCGCCCTTCCTTCGCCGCGTGGGCTTCACCTTCTGGAGCTTGGGATCGCTCGAGGACGAGTACATCGCGCCGAGCAGGTCGTTGAGCTCCATCTCCGACTCGTTCCCGCTCGAGTCGCGGACGGTGTAGTACTGCCGTCGCTCCGTCCTGCTGTTGGGGTTCTCCACGCGCTCCTTCACGCGCTCGTAACCCATCGCGGCGAGCCCAGCCTCGAACTGCTGTACGGTCATCCTGCGCGGGTTGGCGGGAAGCGCCACATCGTGCTTCTTCGGCGTGTCGAGTTTCGCCGAGGCAGCTCCTCCCGATGATCCTCCCGATCCTCCAGCGCAGGTGTTTCCCTCTTGGAACCCGCCATCACCCGTGCCGCAATCCTTGACGCAGAGATAGAGCGAGCCGTCGATGAACTTCTTGCCCGATTCGCGCGCGCGGTCGAACTCGTCGCGCTTGCGCTTCGCCCACGCCCATCCCTCGTCACCGCCCCATCCCATCCAAGCCTGCCAGCCGTTGCCCTGCTCGTCCCACGACTCGCCCTGCTTGTCCTTCTGATGCCGCTCGAAGTAGGCGACCATGCGCCTGATTGTCTCCTCGGACAACGCCGATCGGTTCGCGAGGTCGCGCGCGCGCGCGATGCCCACGGCGGTCATTCCACGCTGCGACTCGGGCTTGCTTGCGCGGACCTCGAGGGCGCGACGCGCGTTGTCTGCGACGCTCTGCGGCGGCACGGTGTCGATGTCGCCGACTCCCTTCGTGCCAGCGTCGCACATCGAGATCGCAATGGCGATCGCCTGCTCCCTGTCATATCCCTCGTCCATGAGCTTGCCGATCTTCTCGCCGACGCATGGATCGACAGCCTTCTCATCGACTGCACCAAGAGTGTGCATCGGGTTCCCGTGGCATGAGCACGGAGCCGACTTGACTTCAGGCTCGACCGCCTCTCGCGCATCGCGAGCTACTGAATCGGGCTCATCGGGAACCTGCGGCAGCACCGTCGGCTCGGAATCGACTGCCGCGAGTCCCATCGGAGGCGTTGCGACCGCGCCGCCGAGCGGTTGGTTGGAGAACAGCAGCGCGTCGGCAGACGGGTTGTCAACCTTGTCCATGCCGATGCGCACGCGCGCCTCGTTGACGGTCATCATGCCGCCAGCGACCGACGAGCGGACCTTCTCGAACTCGAACCTCTCGTCCGACATCACGGGATTGTCGTAGGCAAGGAACGCATCATCCTCGATGCCGAACAGAGGCAGCAGCGACTGGTTGAGGACCTCCTCATCCATCCGCAGCATCGGAAGGATGGTGTTCGCGCGCCACGATGCGAATCCGACCGACGCTGATGCGAGGTTCGGATCGTTCGCCTTGAGCATCGACACGGGAACGCCGAATACGGCAGCTACCTCCTCAACGATGTCCGTCCTGCCCATGAGGTCCTTTGGCTGGAACGACAGGGGCTTGATGTCGATGTCGGCAGACGCGGTGAGGAAGCGACCCGTTCGGCGCGAGCCGCGGAGCTTCTCGTCGATCTGCGCCTCAAGCCTCTCCATCTCCTCCGTGCTGACTGGTCCCTTGATCGTCATCAGCCAGTCGGGTCGCGCCTTGTTCGCGAAGAAGTGGAAGTCCATGGAATGGACCTCGTCGTTGCACTGGATGGCGCTCCATGCAGCCTCTGCCTTGCCGATGCCGTAGTACAGGTCGTTCGGGTTGGGTCTCTTGAAGTGGATCACCTCGTCGGCGGCGAAGAACCTGCGCTGCTCGCGCGTCGCGCCGTACAGGTATCCGTCGATGAACCTCTGCTTGCCTGGTACGATCTCCACATTCTGCGACGGCATCGTCCAGAGCTCGGTGGGAATGCCGAGCGTCTTGTCGATGACGGGATGTAGGTAGGCGTTGCCCGTGAGCTCCGTGTAGAGGATGCGAAGCACGGTCGCGTCATACCCGTTCTGATACGGGTTGACCTTCTCGAGGAGGTCGAGCACGGGATGCGAGTCCGTCACGACCTCGTACTCGTCGCCGTACTCGGCAGCCTTCCTGATGACATGGCGCGACGGAAGCTGCTCGAGCGCGCCCGAATGGAACGCCTTGACGCGCGCACCCACCTTGCGCGTGTTCCAGAGCTTCGTGCCATTCCTCGACCTCACATACAGGCGAAGCGGCTGCGACGCCACCGCGATGGCATTCAGGTTCGCCGCCGCATACACCCACGACGAGTATGCGCGAGCCGCGGCGGCATAACTGAACGGCTGCTTCTTCGCGTCGCCGCCAGAGACGACCTTTGCCGACGCTTGGAAGTAGTTGTCATTCGTGGTAGCTGCCTTCCGTTGGACGATCGAGAGAAGACGGTCGAGCATGTTCATCAGATGACCTTCAGTATCAGAGGTTTCCGTCCGCGCCTCGACATCAGCGCAAGCGCAAGGGCGCACACGCCGTCGTCATGTCCAGCAGTCGCTTCATACTGCACGCTGCCTCTTCCCGAGTATCGGAAGCCGAAAGCCTCCAGTTCATTCCGCAGCCACCCGTCTGGGAACCGTATCTCCCGAGTCTGTATGGCGATCTGCAGACCCTCCATGAGCTGCTGCTTGGATGATGAGCTGAACTTGAAGCCCTCGACACGCCTGCACACGCGCCGAAGGTCCTCAACGACGGGATCGCCGACTCCCGTGGAGTCTATCTGGGCGGGGGTATCGCCGATCATCCTCGCAAGACGCTCCCTAGTGACATGCCACGGACCCTGCCAGCGTTCCATCCTGCACACCGCACCATCGGCGTCCAAGGCGATCGCGACTGTCCAGTCCTGCGACTTGGCTAGGTCGACGCCCCAGCACTCTGGCTTTCCAGACGACAGCTCGCCGACGCACGATCGGATCGCGTCCATGCCGAACGGGTTGCCGCCGTCCTCCGCTGGGACTCCCTCATACTCCTGACGGAACACCTCATCGGGCAGCATGCGACGAGCCGCCTCGATCTCCGCTGGGTCGAGGAACGGATTGCGCGAGCTGCCGACGCGGAAGGCGCGCATCTCGCCCGTCGTGTCGCCCTCTGCCTCGAGGAACAGCCTGTGGAAGTCTCCCGTGCCCTTCGGCGTGCCGAGGAACAGCGCGCGTCCCTTCCTGTCGGTCAGCGTCGGGCGCGTCGCCTCGCGCCAGTTGCGGAGGAGGATGGGGACGAACCCAGCCTCATCGAAGACCACAAGGTCGTAGTCTCGACCTCGACCAGCGTTCTCGCCGTTCGCTCCCTCGAGGCTCCAGAAGTCGATGATGCCTCCGCTCCTGAGTATCAACCTGTTGTTCCGCTTGTCGAACCGCCTGATGACGCGCTCGAGGCACCGTTCGAAGTTGCTCACGGGGTCGGCGAGGAACTTGTAGCTCGGAGCGTACCAGCCGACCTTCTTCCCGCCTATCGCCTCGTACTGCGCGAGCACATGACCGAATGTCGTCTTGCCCCATCTGCGTCCGATCTCGAGCACGCTGAACCGCGCGAGCTGCCTGTAGACATCGCGCTGCGATTCATGGAACACGGATTCGATTGGAGGCAGCCTTACGATCACGCATCCGCACCTGTCCTAGCGATCGGCTCGATCACGACCGTCTCGTCGCGGAAGGTCTCCTCCATGCGGTCGCGCTGACCAAGGAATTGCTTTCCGAGCCAGATCAGCATCGCCGTGTTGCCCGACTTCGCCTTCTCATACTGCCACTTGCGCAGCGATGTCTTCATCCGCTCATGCCCGCGCCTGATGGCGTCTGATGCCCTGCGCTGGAGCGTGCGCTCGGAGCACTCGCACACGACGGCGATCTCCTCGAGGGTGCATCCGATCGAAGCGAACACCTCGATCTTCTCCATGTCGAGCTTCTTCGAGTATGCGCCTTTAGGTCTTGGCATTCCTGCTCCTCTCGAGAAGCTCCTTGAGCTTCGGGCTGTTCGGCTCCTCGAGAGCCTTGAGCTGCATGCCGAACTCGTCGGTGCCGAGCGAGCTCCAGTCTATGTCCGTCCTGCGCTTCAGCGGAGTGTCGAACCGCTTCCAGTTGTCCGCAACGCGATGCTGGGGACGCTTGAACAGCCGTCCCACCGTCACGACTCCAGGCCATTGGCGCTCGAGAGACCTAGCCATCTTGAGCCGTCCGTCTCCCTTGTAGAGCTGGGTCATGTTGCCGCCCTTCATCGTCATCGTCGGCATCTTCTCGATGAGGAAGGCGTTCATCAGCACGGTGCACCATCCGTCGGCGAGCACCTGCAGGCAGAGGTCGGTGTCCTCGTTGTAGCGACCGCGCCATCGGTTCGGCAGGTCGTTGCGTATGCAGAGGCATGAATAGACATGCACATTGAGGAAGAACGGCGGCAGCTTCGTGCGCGCGAAGAACGAGTAGTTCAGACCTCCGATGGCGATGTTCTCGTATCGGTCGATGAACGCCTCCGATGCCTCGAAGGCGGGACCCGATCGCATCGGTATGCGCTTGCCGCAGTTCCAACGCCACATCTTCCTGATGTTGTCGTCAAGGATCCAATGTCGGGCAGCTCCCGACCTGACGGAGTGGTCCCAGCACCAGTTGCGCGCTGGGATGCTTCCCTTGCCTAGGTTGGAGAACGGGAGTACCTCGAGGATCTCCGTGCCGAACTCCTGCGCATACAGATGCGCCTCCTGCGGCTCGACCACGAGTCTGAACGGCACGCCGTCCTCGATGAGGAACCGAGCCGTCAGGCAGCAGTCGTGACGCCCTTTGGAGATGACATAGACGGGATACCTAGGCATCGGTCTTCCTCACGAGCGGGGTTGTGAACTTGCGCCAGATGTGTCCGAGGTTCATGCGAGGCTCGCCGAAGCGACGCGTGAGCCTGATGTCGAGCCTTCCCCACCTCCGCTGGAGCTCGCGCACGCACTGCAGCTTCCCGTCGCCGACATATGTGGTGTCCGTGTTTCCTCCCGCCATGCTCATCGACGCTGGCTGGTCGATGGATGTCTTCATCGTCAGCATCGTGCACCATCCCATCGACAGCACCTGCAGCGAGTAGTCCGTGTCCTCCGCGCGCCTGCCACGCCACCAGGTAAGGCGCTAGGCGGGCCGGTGAGTTCGGGCGTGCCGTACATCGTGGGTGATCGCCCCGACGGCTCGCTGACGCCGTACTCCGAGCTGTTCATCCCCGACCA